CGCAAAATATTTTATCCCTAACCCAAAAAATAAGCCACAAGTAAATCATATTGACGGGGACAAATTAAACAACAAGCTTAATAATCTAGAATGGGTAACGTCCTCAGAAAACAATTTGCACGCACATACATTGCACAGGAACCAAAAAACACACAATAGTATTAGCAACAAGACAAAAAAAGAAATTAAGAGATCAAAATTATCCCCAAAAGACACAATTAAAAAATTTGGCATTTCCAGAGCATCATATTATAGAATAAAGGGTTTACTATGAACAAATTAAAAATGAAACCAATACTACTCAACACTCAAATGGTAAAAGCTATTTTGGATGGACGTAAGACACAGACTAGGAGAGTTGTAAAAAATATTACTCATAATGAAGTTGATTTATCTTTTTTTGATGGGGACTATGCCACATTCCAAGGTGCCGGAGGTTGTCAAAATTATGCAGCAACTCCAATTAGAGAATACCCACAATACAAAAAAGGTGATATTCTCTATGTGAGAGAGACGTTCTGTCCTGCTGTCTTAGACATGGGTACAGAAAACGAAAAAGATATAGTGTTATTTAGAGCAGATGAAGGCAAAGAATGGAAGGAGCCTGATGATGGGCTAAAAACACCTTGGAGACCCTCAATCCACATGCCAAAAAAATACGCTCGTATCTTCCTAAAAGTTACTGATGTTAGGGTTGAGAGGTTGCAGGACATAAATAGTGCAAAAAATCACTACGATGGTTATTTTAAAGAGGGTATTGAATACAATAAAGAATATGCCAAAAAGTGTAATAATGATTTATATTGCATGAATTTAAAAGTAAAATCAGATTTCCAAAAGCTTTGGAACTCCACATCAAAAGACGGCTACAAATGGGAAGATAACCCTTATGTGTTTGTGTATGAGTTTGAGAGAATTGAGGCATCATAATGGATGGATTTACATTCTTTAAGAGCTACTATGAGTCAGCTCAACACTTAAGCGACAAAGATCAAGCACAGTTTTATAAACTGATAATGGACTACATGTTCACGGGCGAAGAACCACAGCTACAAGGGCATCTAATGGGTTTTTGGTTACTAACAAAACCAAACCTAGACACAAGCAAAAGCAGAGCAAAAGCAGGTCAAGCAAAATCAAAACCAAATCAAAAGAAAAACAAACCTAAATCAAAGTCTAAGCCCTCACCTCTTGAGGAAAAGGATAAGGATAAGGATAAGGAAAGGGATAATACTATTGTCGAGATCATTTCTTTTTTAAACACCAAAGCAAATAAAAACTTCAAAGCAAATAGTAAAACCACAACATCACATATAAATGCTAGATTAAAAGAAGGATACTCATTAGAAGATTTTAAATCTGTTATATCCAAAAAGACACTTGCTTGGAGCAAAGATAAGAAGATGAGTGTCTTCATAAGACCAGAAACCTTATTTGGTACTAAGTTTGACTCCTACTTGAACGAGGTTACTACACAAGACACTTTTAATCTAGGTGATAAAAAATATGATAATGAGGAGTTCTAGTATGAGTGATATTGAGCACATACGGCAGCACGCGAATATTCCTCTTAGATACAAAGATGCAAAGTTTGAAGCAAAAAATGATAATCAAAAAGAGCTAGTTGCTGCCATAAGAGAAAATGTATCTGGCAAACCCATTGGAGATGTGAGCGATATGCTTATTGTTGGCTCGGTAGGTACAGGCAAGACTTATGTTGTCATAGGTGCGCTAAACACTTTAATTAAGGCAGGAGTGTATTGTAGATATGCCACAGAGTATGAACTACTAGAACTTTATTTCAGAAAAGAATATATAAAATTCGACGGGTTCAGGCAAGCTAAGTTTTTAGTCATTGATGAGCTTGGAAAACGTGAGCTCGTTGATTGGCAAAAGATACAAATTGAAGAACTCATAAGCTACAGATACAATGAAATGCTACCGACTATCTTCATTACAAACTTAAATACGAAAGAGTTTAAAGCGTTTGTTGGCGATAGGGTGAGCGACAGGATGCGTGATAACTCCGTGATAAGAGTTTCCCTTACAGGGGAAAGCATGAGAGGTGAAAAAAGATGAATGAATGTGAAGAACTAATTTTAAAATATGAACAAGCAAGACAAGAAGTTTCTAGGATAGATAAAAATAGAAGATATTTAATAGCTAAATGCACAATGTATAATCCTACTCATGATGTAGACTTATGTTTAGTGCAGGCACACAAGGATATGGTTGCACTAAATAATGAGGAACAAGCCTATTATACATATGATGAGATTTTATACAACGGAGAAGAATATTGTGATTACTGCAAAGAAGCATATAGTATCAAAGTTAATGATTTAGCCTCTGCTAAATCTGATTTTGGGAAAATGAAACGCAGAATTAGCTATTTTGGTAAAAAAGTAATGAAGATGATAGGAGGGGTGAAATGAAAACGGAAAACAAAGAGTTTTACATAATATCTACAAAGTGGACTTATTGTGAGGACAACATCTTCACCTTATGGAGTCCAAATAATAATGGATATTGTCAAATGATAGATCGTGCAGGAATATATAAAGAGGACAAAACAAAACTCGATGAGGGTATTTTATATATTGAAAAACATATTATTGATAATCTTATTAAAACAGTTAGTGGGGTATATAACGACTTCGATATGGAGACATTTTCAATACTACCAAATACTGGGGAGATAAGAAAAGCACTTGGGATAACAAAATATGATCTTCAATATAAAACCTATAAAAGTGCATATTTTGGACTTTATTTCCCAAGCAAGATATACGAAATGTCAAAAATAGTTACAAGCAAAGATGAATATCACGTTAAAGCTAAAGAGTATGTTGATGAATTTTGGTACTTAGACGGTATATTTAAGGCAAAGAATAGGAATAAAGCAATATTAGAAGCATACAAAGAGTTTAACCCAGGAGATTATGACTCATATCTTGATTTTAAAAAAGACGTGACCTGCAGGAAGGTTAAACAAATAGTTTTTAGTAAATGGAGTGAAGGTTAATCAATGAAAATTAAAAAAGCAAAATTAAGAGTATCAGAATTAATGATATTTGAAGAGGAAGTTTGCACAGAATGTCTAAATGACAACGGTGACGACAAGATGTGCTATATACTTGGTGAACTTTCAGCTAGCGGGGAATGTGATGGGGTATTTGACATGGAAAGCATAGATCAGCAAACTGGAAGCTTTCAAAAATGTCTCATGAGAAGAGTTGATGAGGATGTGAATAGTGAGAATATAATTGATTGGATTGAAACGGCTAGAACTGAACAGGTAGCAACAATATTAAATTGTATTTGCGAGTCGTATCATTATGATGTGATAAAGGATAAGCAATGAACTGTAACAACTGCAGAAAACTAAAAGGCGAAATCGCGATGCTTAAAAAAGAGATAGAAATATTGAAAGCTAAGGTGCCTGGGCTACAAGAGAAAGTGCATTCACAAAGAAAGATTGTGATACCGGACTGGGCCAAGAGTCGCGGATCAATATCAAATAGGAGAAGATAAATGTATAACAAAATAATACTAGCAGGAAATTTAACAAGAGATATCGAGGTAAGATACACACAGGGTGGATCAGCAATAGGAAACACCGCCATAGCAACTACAAGAAAGTTTAAATCACAGACAGGAGAACAGAAAGAAGAAACTCTTTTTGTAGACTTAACTTTCTTTGGCCGTACAGCAGAGATCGCAAACCAGTATCTTAGAAAAGGATCTAAGGTTTTAGTCGATGGAAGATTAAAGCTTGATCAATGGACGGCCCAGGATGGAACAAAGAGAAGTAAGCATAGTGTGACCGTTGAGAATTTACAAATGTTAGGGAACAAAGAGGAAGGCGCAGCACAAGCCGCGCCTTCATACAGCGAACCCGCACAAAACGGACACGCTTCAAGACCTTCACAGCCTGCAGCATCGAACATCCCAGAGATCGACATAAACGAAGATGAAATTCCGTTTTAGGAGGAAGACATGAAATTAATCACACTATGCAAAGACTGTTTTAGCATGATCCATCTTCCTCACTACACGACAATACGCTGTGATGTGTGCCAAACAAAATTCAACAACAAGCCAAGACCGATCCCCACGACAGAAAAGAAGTGTAGAAGGTGTCATAAACTTGCAACAGAAGAAGGAATGACAAGATTATGCAAAGAGTGTAAAGACGCAACAGGGATCAAAAGATGAAAAAAATAGGAATAAGTAAATCGGATCAGCTAAATACTAAGCGCTACAGAAAAAGAAAATGCAAAACGTGTAGCACATGGTTTAGACCAGAGAACGAGGGGCAGCCAATTTGTATGAAAGCAGAGTGCGCGATCCCTTTTGCCAGAGAAGTAATAGCCAAAGAAAAACGCAAAGCAGCCACAGAGTCAAAACAAAATACTATAGCAAAGTTAAAAAAGCGCGCAGAAGCCTCTTGTAACCCTTATATCTTAAAAAGGGATCAAGGATACCCCTGTATCTCTTGTGGCTATATTTGGGCTACTCCAAACTCAGGAAGGGCACAACACGCAGGACATTACAAATCAGTAGGAGAAAGACCGGACATAAGATACAATGAAGACAATATTCATCTTCAATGTGATCAATGTAATATGTTCAAAGGGGGAGGACTTCACCCAGGGTACAGACCAAATCTAATAAAAAGAATAGGGATCGATAAAGTAGAAGCCTTGGAAAGCAATAATGTACCAAGGAAATACTGCGAAGACGATTTGAGAGAGATCGCAAAGCACTACAAATATAAAAAAGAGCAAATTATTTAAATAATTACTTGACATTAGTATATACTTTAGGTATAGTATGGTATCTAAATTGAAAGGTAGATATGAGAAACACACAAATGATTTACAGAGCAGCAGCGGCCGGGGCAAAGACAGCCTCAGATCTAGCAAAATACATAAAAAGAGAGAAGTAACCTATGGAATTAGTAATACAAAAATCGATACTACCAGTAATACACGCAAACTTTGGAGAAGTTAAGACAGCTTTAACAGAACAGCTTAAAAAGTACGAGATCGATGTAACGGTAGAGAATATCCAAGAAGCAAAGACAGCAGCTACAGAGATCAATAAAGTACAAAAGAGCATTAAAGAGCTTGGTAAAAGTTCAGCAGATCTTCATGAGAAACCTATCAAAGAGTTTAAAGAGAAGATCAAAGAGTTAGCTCAGTTGTGTGAAGATGCAAGGCAAGGCATACTTAAACAATGTAAAGTGTTTGAAGATGCGCGAAGACTTGAAGCAAGAGGGAAGATCATAGAATACTTTGACAATGCGTGTGATCTTAAAGGCGTTAAGGAAAGCTATAAAGACAGAGTTGATATCTCACCAGCGGTAACACTCACCTCTTTAACTTCCAAGGGGGAGTTGAACAAGAAGACTAAAGACCAAGTAGACCTACTGATTGGTAATATCTTTCAGCTTCAACAACAAGACGAACTTGCAGAAGCACAGGCAGAAGCTAAAAGGGTAGCAGAGAAGGCACAGAGAGAACAGGAAATAGCACAAGCTAAAGCACAAGCAAGAGAAGAGGCGCTAAAAGAAGAGCAGGCAAGACAAAAAGAGGGTAAAGCAGTAGAAGAGCCACAACCAGAACCAAAGCCAGCAGAACCAGCACCAAAAGGCAAGAGTGTTTACAGATTAAAGCTAGAGTATGAATTTGCAGCACAAAGCGGAGCAGACGCAGACAAGCTTTATGCAAAAATATTACCTATGATACAGGCAGGGAAGATACAACCATCTTCACACCTTGTGGTTGAGATAGAGTAATGAGAGAGCATAAATTTAGAGTATGGGATAAATTCAATGCAGTATATACATACTCGAAAGATTTTGAAAATTTATCATTGTTTTTTGCGTATTGTCAGAAATGTGTTGATGGTGGTAATCTTTTAGTACTAGAGGAATATACAGGACGCAAAGACGAAAACGATGTAGAGATTTATGAAAATGATATTGTAAAGAGCGAGATACTTAGTGGGGACACAAGAATAAATAAAATATCATTTGAGTATGGTGCTTTCAGGATAGGACTTCAGTCGTTAAATGTTCAAAAAGACATTGAAGTAATCGGAAACATACACGAGAACTCCGAACTCTTGGAGGAAAGTAATGTTTGACCTGGACGAAGAACTAAAACCAACAGAGGAGCTTGACTATCTATCAAATGAAGAGTATCACAAGATAGATGCAGTAAGCGCGTCAGGCCTAAAGATGATGGCCAAATCATTTAGACTCTATTATGTGAAGCAATCACTACTTAGAAGCTACAGCCCCGCTCTTGACATGGGAACAGCATTACATGAGGCGGTACTCGAACCAGAGAAGTTTGACATTGATACTTACACAGACTTAACGGCTGCACAAGTAAACGCGCTTAGGTGTATGATTAACAATACTAATGTGATGTTTGGGTATATCCTGGAACACACTTCAAACGAAATGAGTATCTTATGTGATGATCAGCAAAGCGGGTTTAAGAGAAAAATCCGTGTAGATGCTTATGACAGAGTGAAGGGAATTGCTTACGATGTTAAGTCAACAAGACACGCAAGCCCTAAAGCCTTTGAGAGAGACGCATACGAATTAGGGTATCACATCCAAGCAGCCTTTTATCTCGACACACTTAAATTAAGGGGCATGAAAGCAAATCATTTCGCGTTCCTGGTAACACCAAGCATAAGTCCTTATGAGCCTTACGCGTATGTAGTAACCAAAGAACTGATCGAAGAGGGAAGAGGTCAATACTCTTACTTACTTGATGGGTACAGCGACTTTTTAAAGTCCAACAACAAGGAGGCTTCATTCATGGAAATGGGGCTACCTTATTTTTTAAAGGAGAGATAATATGAAAACCAACGCACTAATAGCATTTACCACAGAAGAGAAGAATGTAATTATAAGACAGTTCTTCCCGGAAGGAACGTCAGAGGCAGAGCAGCGCTTTTGTATGAACGTAGCTACAAGCTTAGGACTTAACCCTATTCTTAAAGAGATTTACTTTGTGAAAAGAAGTTCGAAAGTCAGCAATGTATGGATTGACAAGATAGAACCTCTTGTAGGTAGAGACGCGTTCCTAAAGATAGCGCACAGCTCAGGCAAGTTTGCAGGTATGGAAACCACTACAGAACTAAAGCCCACATACAAGTTAGTTAATGGAGAATGGGAAGAAAAGAAAGATCTTGTAGCAACGTGTAAGGTTTACAGAACAGACACAGATAGGCCTTTTATCGTAGAGGTAGCGTATAATGAGTATGTCCAAAAAACAAAAGAGGGAGTAACTACAAAGTTCTGGAAAGAAAAAGGCCCAACCATGCTAAAGAAGGTAGCAGAGTCACAAGCCCTAAGAAAAGCCTTTAGTATCTCTGGGGTATATGCAGAGGACGAACTCCCTATAATAGAAGTAGAAGAGGTTAAAGCAACCCCTAGAGGCATAAAAGAGCAAAAGGTAGGACTAAATGCACCAGAAAACACAATTTCTGATATTGAAATAGGTGACACGGTAACAATAGGAGACAGCAAAGAGCTACATATAGTAGGAAAGGGTGGAGGCCAAGAAATAGTTATAGAGGGCAAAGACCTGGAAGATATGAAGGCTTCACTAAAAGAAGAGCCTAAGCAAACGATCATTGATATAGATGAGGAGTAGAGGATGGACCTAAAAAAAGAAATAGAAAACATGGAAGGCACCAAGAAGCCGTATAGCGTTAAGCTAAATATGCACGATGTGAATAAGCTTGATAAGATATCAAAGGTTAAGGGTGTTCCACGTGCCAAGTTGATAGATTTAGCCATTAAGAGATTGATTAAGGACATTGAGGAGTCGAAATGACAAGCAAAGAATTTATAACTCTAATGATTACTGGTATTGGGATAATAATGATGTTTTCCTCCATTCTTACGATGTTTGTGAACTGGGAGGTGACAGGAGAGCAAATAAGGCTATTGATAGTAGGGGCTACTTTTTATATAGCGGCAACATATATAATGGCTAAAGATAAAACGATATTTAAGGATAACCAATGACAAACCTACAAGACATTAAAAGACTAAACGATGAAGAGCAAGAGCGTGTCGATACAGAGAAAGCCATAAAGAATGAGCGTAACAAGTTTTTGGCAGACGTTGTGATCGTGGTATTGTTTCTTTGTATTGTGATTATGGCTGTGGTGTTTGGGCTATGAACAAGTCACCAATAGAGAGGGCATTTGAAGAGTACGCGGCAGCACCAATGCCTAAACTCAACCAGAACCACATATTCGACAGATCAAAGCATGAACTGGAAAACAATGCGATAAGAAGGCAGATAGCTTGGATTTCCAGAAAGTACGGCATTACATTTAAAGAACTTGATGATTATATCGAGGAACAAAGCAAAGGAATAGTATGAAAGCAAAAATAGAAATACAGGCGGTAGCAGTAGCGGTTATGGTAGTTATTATTATACTGGTGATACTTAAAGAGGTGGGAGTTCCGGCAATTATAGGGAGTTTTTTATGAGGGTAGAACAAAAAAAGACTATCATTATCGCAAGAGTGATAGGATCATTACTCCACAGTTACGAAGACAAAGAGAAGACAGCCATACATAAGAAGATCGAAGCCAGAGTACAAAAAGGCTTTAATGGACAGATCAAGAAGCATAGGGTAGATAAAGTCAAAGTAGCGGTAGACATTGGAAAAGAACTTTGGTTCGCAACAATAGATCACTTCTCTAAAGAAGCCTACACTATTGAAGCAAGCAACATGATCCTAAGACTCTTAGAGAGAGACACCAAAGCACTAGGCAAGCAATACGGACTCAATAAGGGTATTATGGGCAAGTGGGCAAAGCCTATGAAGAAAAGTGATGCTGCAGAGATAGAAGCCAGAACAAAAGAGATTGTAGAGTACCTAATGAACCTCATCAATGAAAGGCTTGGAATAGTAGAAGAGAAGAAGATAGGGCTTATGGAGAGGATCAAGGCGAGTAAAGAGACGATATGACAAAGATTAATCAGTTTAAAAGAAAGGGCGGTGTTATTTTGTGGATAGAAGGGGTAGGCCATCAAGCCGCTTATTGTGGAGAACCTAAGCAGATGCTTATAAACCCAAAGACCAGAGAAGTATATCGCGCTACAAAAGAGGAGCTTAGATCACCACCGGAGCATTTTGTTCGGTGTAAAGTATTTTTATAAAGGAGACGATATGAATAGAGGAGAAACACTTAAAAAAGCAGATGCTTTACCAGCCGCAGAGGATTACGGAAGCAGAGGAATATATTTTGGAGACGTTAACGATTTAATAAATGAAATCCACGACGACTTTGAAAGCAGAGTGTGTGATAACTGCTGGTACTGGGCAAAAAATAAAAGAAAATGTGATAATCCGGATGCGTTTGCGTATGATAGTAATGCAACAGTCGTAAAAGGTGATGGGTGTAATAAGTTTGTGAGAAAATTAAAAAAGGCAGATCATGGAAGGGAATAACAAACTAGAACCCATAAAAAATAAAGAAGTTGAACAATGTAAAATTTCACTTATTGAAAGAGATCATGATATAGGATGGTGCTTAGAGCCATTTGGAGCATTAGATCCAAGATCGGCTCATGATATGTATCTATGTGATATGTTCTCGCCACATCTTGAAAAAGGAAAGGTATATGAGATCTCATATAGGCTACACGGGAATAATGCAAATGTAAATATCATCCCTCAGTCAGGGGAAGAGTTTTCAATAGATAGTATTTCATGTGTTGATGTTACCAAGGCACTTGAACCTAAGAAGGTACATGTACCTAAAGGTATGAGTCCGTCATATTTTCATTTACTTAATAAAAAAAGAAAGAAAAAACCACTATTTTAACATTATGCTATAATTTCTAACACGAAACATGAAAGGGGTACTTAGATTTTATGGCCAAAATAAAAAAACCTACACCCAAAGAAGAAAAATTCACATTACTCCTGTTTGGGGGAGACTCACAAAGAATTGCTTACAGGAAAGTGTATACGCTGTCTAGGAAGTGGACAGATAACACAGTAGATGTAAGAGCCTCAAAGCTTGCAAACACAGATAAGATTATTATAAGGCTCAAAGAACTTCAAGCAGAAGCACAAAAAAATAGCCAAATAACCCACAAAGAAATAACAGATGAACTTGCAAGGATAGCCTTCTTTGATATCAGAACTATCTTTGATGAACACGGAGCGCTTAAAACAATAAGTAAATTAGACGAAACAGCAGCCAAAGCAATATCTTCAATTAAAGTTACTACGAAGTATGTCGGAAGGGGTAAAGACAAAGAACCTTATGACGTTATTGAGGTTAAGTTAAACGACAAAGGGCAAAGTCTTGACAAGTTAGCTAAACACGTGGGCTACTACGAGAAAGACAATAAGCAGCTTAAACCAGAAATAAAACTAGGACTGGACGATTATTATAAAAAAGTAAATAAATGATAATGAACCCAGCCCTTAAAGAGTTTTGGGAACAACAATCAAGATACAAGGTCCTATATGGGGGAAGGGCATCAAGCAAGTCTCATGATGCAGCTCTCCAATCAATAAAACTTACAAGAATATGCAATATACAAGTATTATGTGTTCGTCAATACCAAAACTCTATCTCTCAATCTGTTTTTACACTCGTCAAAGACAAAATATACAGTCTTGAACTCCAAGACGAATATGAGTTCACTCTCTCTGAGATCAGACATAAAGTAACAGGATCTAAATATAGGTTCCTTGGAATTGCAAGAAATATAGATGAGATAAAATCAACAGAAGGTATTGATATATGTTGGCTTGAAGAGGCACACGCTTTAACAAATGAACAATGGGATGTTATAAACCCAACAATAAGAAAAGAGTCCTCTGAGATATGGCTCATATTTAACCCAGCCAACAGAACGGATTTTGTTTGGCAACGTTTTGTAGAACACCCACACAAAGATACAGTTACAAGAATGATCAATTATGATGAAAACCCTTTCTTGCCGGAAACAATGAAGAGAGTTATTGATGAAGCCAAAGAAGAAGATTATGACGAGTATGAACATATCTATCTTGGGAAAGTAAGAGAAGGTGACGATAAAGCATTATTCACATATGCAGAGATAGAGGAGGCTATGAACAATAATCTTGAAGGCGTGGACAAAACAGGCGTATTCTCTTACGCGGTAGACGTAGCAAGATATGGGAGTGATAGTAGTGTGCTTTCAAAAAGAACAGGATATCAGATATATGGGATGAAACAATTTGCTAAATATTCTACTATGGAGCTTGCTAATGTTGTGAGTATGGAATATTCAGAAGAGGAGAACGATAAGCCTAAAGCAATATTCGTAGATACAATAGGGGTAGGAGCAGGTGTATATGATAGGCTTGAAGAAAAAGGGCATAGGTGCATAGAAGCAAACGTATCAATGAGGGCAGACAAAACAGATTTATATTATAATAAGCGCGCAGAAATGTACTTCAATTTAAGAGATTTTGTCAGAAGAGGGGGAAAGCTCCCAAAAGATGATGAGCTTAAAGAAGAACTGCTAGTGATAAGATATGAGTTTAGTAACGCTAATGGTAAAATAATGATACAATCAAAAGACGAGATTAGAGATCTGCTAGGCAGATCACCAGACAAAGGAGACTCTGTAGCACTTCATTTCTTTAGCGAAGTGCGAATAGACAGGGCAAACGTAGGAGACATACAAAAGAAAATGTATGCACAAAAATCACGAAATTCACGGAGGTTTAGAAGATGAAAAAGAACGCAGCAGGAACAGGAATAGCAAAAGAACCGGTACAGGTTAGAGAAGGCAATTCAAAGAATGATATCATTAAGGAGGCAGTAGAGAGGGCCACACTAGGATATGAGGCACACAAAGGGAACATGGACCGGGCAGAAGAGGACGTTCACTTTATCTTTGGAGAGCAATACGGACAAGAAGAACTAAACGATATGGAAGATGATAACAGGTTAGCACTCACATTCAATAAGCTGCCTCAGTTTGTCAATAGGGTTATAGGGAAACAGCGATCTTCTGTTCAGACTATAAACGTTTCACCTTCTGGAAGCTCAATAGGGATATCAGAGCCGGAACTCATAACTACAGGAGGAAAGAAGCTTAAACTGTCAGAAGTACTTACGGACCTAATCAGAGACATAGAATACCAATCAAACGCAGTAGCAGAGTACAAGACAGCATTTAAGCACGCAGTAGAAGGTGGTTTTGGATGGATAAGAGTTCTTACTAAGTACCAAGATGATGGATTTGACCTTGATATTGAGATCAAAGCGATTAGGGATAGATGGAGTGTTATTATCGATCCCGACGCGGTAGAGTCAGACAAGAGCGATATGAACTGGGCTATTATCTCAGAGAAGATCACAGAGGACGAGTTCAATAAACGTTACCCAGGGAAGAGTAAAGAGGCATTACCTGGAACAGATCAAACACCAACTACTTTTTGGGGAGACGATAAGACAGTCACCATATCGGAATACTTTAGAAGAGAACCTACCACAAAAGAAATATCATTACTTTCTACTGGCGAAGTGGTGGACTCAAAGGACATAAAAGATGTAGAGGTAGCGCAGAAACTCGAAGAGAAGGGTATAACAGTTGTCAAGACTAGAAAAGTACCAAGCCACAAAGTAATATGGTGCAAGATATCACAAGGTGATATACTAGAAGAAGAAATCGAGTTCCCTACTTCTACTATTCCAATTATTCCAATGATTGGTAGAGAGACGGACCTTAGAGGTAAAAGAGCCACAAAAGGGCTTATCTATGATGCAAGAGACGCACAAAGAGCGCTTAACCTTATGAGATCGTCAGCCGTTGAGAGGATAGACAACTCACCTATTGCACCATGGATCACAACAGATAAGGCCATTGAAGGCTACGAAGAACAATGGGCAAATGCAAACTCTATCAGATTTTCTACACTCACGTACAAAAAAGGGGAAGACAAACCCTATAGAGATCAAGGGGCGACTATGCCAGTTGCAGAGCTACAGGCAGCAGGAGTGCTTGATGTAGACATGAAAGACTCTATAGGTATGCAGGATGCCTCAGTAGGTAAAGCAAGCAATGAGATAAGCGGTAAAGCAATAAAGGCAAGAGCAGGTGAAGCAGATACCGGAACATACGAATTTATAGACAACTACCAAAATGCAATCAGAAGAACAGGAATATTGATTACCGAACTGATCCCAAAGATATATGATACAGAACGTATTATTCAAATTCGTAAGATCGATAACACTACAGAGACTATCGAACTCAACAAGATAGAGAATGACAACCAAACCGGCGAAGATAAGCTTTTGAACTCTATAGAAGGTGGATCACATACCGTAGTGATAAGCTCAGGGGCAAGCTATGAGACTAAACAGGACGAGAACGCGCAGCAGATCCTTGATCTTATGGGGAAAAGCCCTAAAGTTGCAGAAGTAGGAGTTGACCTTCTTGTTAAAAACCTTGACTTTAGTGATAGTGATGTATTGGCCGAGAGACTTTCCAAGACAATACCAATGCACCTACTAAGCAAAGAGAAGCAAGAGAAGCTTAAAGAGGATGGTATGCCGGAGCCTCAACCAAGTGCAGAACAAGTCAAAGCACAAGCAGAGCAAGAGAAGTTAAAAGTAGAAACAGACCTTAAAAGGTTTGAGCTCGAGTCGAAGGTAGAGTTGGAGCGTATCAAGATGCAAACTGCACAGATCAACCTTGATAAAGCCAAGATAGAAGCAGGGAATAAAATCAGAGAAGGAGAAGAGGGGCAAAAAGATAGAGAAGAAACGAGAAAAGATCAGCTTGCTAAGGATATAGCAGCCAATTTACACAAGAATAAAGGAACGGAAAAATGAAAAACGATGAAGAAACAGAGAAGATGATCCAAGCAAAAGGACTCAATGCACCAAGGCTTAACCCTCAGATGATAGAGGACACTATTGAAGAAGAGTATTATCATGTATTCCCTGGTACTTCAATGACGGTATGTATGCTTATTTTAAAAAATGGGTTTAAGGTTACAGGAGAGTCCTCTTCTGTTTCTTTAGAGAATTTTGATGAAGCATTAGGGCAGAAGATAGCCAGAGAGAACGCCAAGCAAAAGATTTGGATGCTTGAAGGGTATCTATTGAAGCAGAGATTATTTGCAGGAGAAGAGACAAGTGAACCTGTAAAGAAGGCATCTTTGGTATTAAGGGTAGATCTTGAGTCAACTTATAGTCATGAGCACATGGAAGAAATACTATTAGTTAATTTAACTTTTGATAGTGACGAAACAAAGCGTTATATTGTAAGTCTATTTGATAGCACAAAAAAACAAAACCTAACAAATAATCATATTATAAGACGCATAAAAGGCGTGACAGGAGACGAAGCTTTAAATTACCTTTCAGCATTAGGGGTAGTATCAGAAGAATAAGAGGGCTAGAAAAAAGGGAGTAATCCCTTCTGCCACGTCCACTTAATTTTCTCATCTTTCTTGACTAATTTTCCAAACTCATCAAACTCATATTTGCCTACAGGTAGCTCTCTATCTTCAAAACGTAAACGAGTAGCTACTTCTGCTGTATCTGCATCACTTACCCCACTCAAATAAACATCTTCACCCCTCCAAGTACCAATAAATATATCTTCTTTTATTAAACTAGCTATTTCATCAAACAGTTCCATATGTTCAAGGATACTTCCTGCCTCTGTGTGTAGCTTAATCTTATTTATTAACTCTTCCATTAACTATTCCTTTAAAAAACACACAATAACACCTTAGAGCATACCTTTTTGATATGCAATTTACTAACAATCTTTTATTTAAAACATCTTATTAATTATTGTGTGCTTTGTAAAAGCTCTTTGTGAAGTGGTGACAGTTGCTAACCTGCTATCCACATAGTCTAGGGAGTGTTTTTGTATTTCTGACACTTACAGGTGTGGGCGAACACTTGTGGTAGTGATGTTCCTTTCCGTTTACCTAAACCTATTGCCTTTTGTGTGTCTGCTTTCCACACCGCACCACCTCACTAAGAGCATTATAACAAATAGTGAAAACAATAGAAAATAAATTAAATTGATGAAGTTAATCAGTTTTACTGATAATGTGCTATAATAATCACAGCATTTAGCTAAATCGACCTTAAAAGGGGAACCGAATGGATCAAAAAAATCCGACAGAAGAAAAAGTAGAAGAAACAGGCATAGTTGTAGAGAGCGTTGAAGACGATATGAGAAATCTAGGTATCGATGTACCAGAGTCTAAGCCAGATGAAGAAGCAGAGGGAACAGCTGCTATACCAGAAGCTAAAGAAGAGGGCGAGAAACCAAAGAAGAAATCAAGAGCACAACGCAAAATCGAGAGACAAGCCAGAGAGATTAAAGAACTTAAAGAGCAAAGAGATCAAGAGTCTAATCCTAAAAAGGATAAAGAAGAGATCGAAGTTAAAGGCGTAATTGATGTAGCCGAGATCAATGTAGATGATTTTGAAAACTATGACAGTTACAAAGAGGCGTTAGACAAAGCGGAGGAAGTAGCTAAGTCCAAAGCAGAAGCTACAAAGCCAGAAGGTAAAAAATCAGAAGAACTTAATACGCGTATTTCAGACATGAGAGAGGACGGGATAGAAGACTATGACAACTTTGAAGAAGTCTTAACTAACCCAGATTTTCCATTGACCGAAACAGTTTTAGAGGCTATCACTCAATCGGACGTTTCTGCGGATCTTGCATATTATTTAGGTACACACCTAGATAAAGCACAAGAGATAGCACAGATGGACGAGAAGGGGCTTGCTAAAGCACTTATGCGTATAGAGATCGAACTAGAAAACAAACCAGCAAAAGCGGTGCGTACAACAAAAGCACCAGAACCAATTAAGCCAGTAGGCGGGGGTAATAGTTCAGAGCAGAAGACTCTTAATGATGATGATTTGTCATACGAAGAGCATGAAGCATTATTGAACTCAAGACAACAAGCCTCTGCCGGCGGGTTTTTATAAAACACAATTAAGGGTACAAAATGGCACCACTATTAACAGGTACAGGTAACGCACTCCTTACCACAAGCAAAGTAGCCAATGATATGTTGGCAAGATGGAAGAATAACTTAGTTCTTACAAAGTCGGTATATCGTGATCTCGAAGGACAATTCGGGGAAATCGGTGATACTATCAATATTAAACTACCTAACAACGTGATCGTAAATGATGGTAGTACAGCAACCACAACAACACCACTTAACGACAAAACAGTTGCATTAGTAGTAGATACACAGAAAAACGTTAAATTCACTTGGGGAATGAAAGATAAGAAATTGTCTATCCTTCAATTTGGTGAAAGATATTTGGAACCTGCAGCTAACAGATTGGCAAACATTGTGGATATCTCTATTGCCACAGAAATGCGTAAGGCATACTTCCAGTTTGGTACATTAGGTAGTGCACTTTCATATACTGATGTAGCACTTGGGCAAGCATACGCACAAGACGTAGCAATCCCTACTGATAATCTTTGTAGACTGATCACAAACACGATTGATCGCGCAAACATTTCTAATGCTATCTCAGGGCTGCAACAACAACAACTTGTTAAAGATGCAATCCAGAAGGGTTATGCGGGTGAAATTGCAGGATTTAACTCGTTCTATTCACAGAACCTTATCAAACATGAGGTAGGTACACACACAGGTAATGAAGTAGTTGACGGAGTAGTCGGAAACGGCGCGTCTCTTGATATTAAAACTTCACAAGCTGGTGCAGGTGCAGTAGGTGACAGATTTACTATCGCAGGTGTTGATGAGATCAACCCTATTACTAAGCAGCGAACAGGAAGACTACAAGTGTTCTCTATTCTAGCCGGTACAGCAGCAGGAGCAACAACAACGCTCACAATCTCACCAACGATCAATAAGGGCGGTGGTACAACAGTAGATGGTAATGGTGACAATATCACAACTGCTATGGATCAGAATGTTATCTCTGACGGAGCAACAGATCCAGTAATCACATTTATTGGTCTATCAGGTGGGCTATATCAAGAAAACTACATCATGCACCGTGACGCGGTAGCTATGGCAATGGTATTCCTTGATCTTCCTTCATCTGGACACGGATCAAGAGCGAGTGATAAGCAAACAGGGCTTAATATTTCTGTAAGTGAATATTTCAATGGTGACGAGAACCAGAATAACCTTAGAATGGATATTCTATATGGGGTTAAGATGGTTCGCCCAGACCTTATCTTTAGAGCGACAAACCAAAAGATCGGGTAGATGATTAAATGAGTAGAGTGAAAATCTCTACTCTCATTAGTTATCACACTAAGAAAGGTTTATCATGAAGAAAGAAGTTAAAAGGCACCTATACGACAAAGAGGGCAACTATACACTATTTGTAGAAGGCTCAAAAGAATGGGATGAAGCAATCAAAAGAGGTATGACTCCACAAATTACAGATGTTCTTGTAGAGACTGGCGATCTTAATGTAGGTGATACAGGCGTTCCTTTAATGTTTGATGATCATCTTATCTATAAGTTTAGGAAGACTGCAGTTATTGAAGTTGTTGGTACTTTTGATAACGGTGATCTTTATGTTCAGAATGAAGGTGATCCTTCCGACAGATGGCGTATTCCAGAAGAAACTTTTGAAAGCACTTATGAACTTGTAGAAGAAGAAGAGGAAAGAGCAGACAAGCACATCAAAGAAGAAACGGAGGTCGTACTTAGTGATCAAACAGATAAAGAGCTTAAAGCTATCGCAAAAGAAATGAAAATACCTGGTTATGGTTCAATGAAGAGAGAAACACTTATTACAAAAATAATGGAGGTCTAAGATGATTACAGGACAGGGCGGCACACTACAAGGTGCAACACTTACACAAATGGGCGCAAGAAAAACAAGTACAGACGGCGTTAAAGGTGATGGAGTATTCGGAACAGACAACAACAATAAAGCTCCTAATGTAGTAGAGTGTTATGAAGATGGTACGATCGAAGTAACTTGGCTTGATGGATCAACGGAAGATATTGAGTTTACTTCTGGATGGGTAAACCCTATAGACTGTAAATCGATTAAAATATCTTCTGGTGTATTCAATTTAGCTTGGGTATAAGATTATGCGAGTACGAATACGCAGAGTATTAGGGAAGAATAAAGATCTTCTCTTAGGTTCATTAGTTGCCAACATTTGTGTAACAACCATAGGAACGTCAGGCGATAAACGTGGATACATTGAAGGTTCAATCGGTGCAATCTCTCCTAACGCTTCATACGGAGGGGAAGACATATTTGAGTTTACTTGGGATGTTGTAACGGGTGAGTTCATACTCTCTTTTGATGATGGTACACTAGAACTCACAAACGTAAAACATGTACTTGTTACACACCCATCTATACCAGACGGAAACATTGCGTTGTGGGACGCCTCAGAGACAGCCTATGTATTCTCAGACTTAACTTTAGCACAAGCTATTGGAGTTGATGAGACCAAGGGGTGCTTTAATATACAATCAGTACCAGTTGAACCATACTTGGGCAGCTTCTCAGCAGTATTCAGGGGGACGGCAGTATGATACCACTATTTGACAGAGAAATTCTACTACTAGAAAGACCACAACTCAAAGAGATTAAAAAGATTAAAAAGCAAGTAGAAGCCAATCCAGGCAATAACGACCTAAAGAAAGAACTCAAAGAAAAAGAGAAAAAGCTTCAAGAGGATAGAGATATCCGCAAAGCTAAAAAGAAGCTAGAGAAAGAGATACTAAAGAACGCTAGAAGGGATAGCAAATGACTGACGCAGCCAAAGACATATATGAAGCTAGGCATCCTCTCAATGAAAGATTTATGGCTAATGAGGCAGAGGGCGTATCGCCAGCATTTGAACAAGGTGCATTCGGCTGTAATGCTGTAGCACTTGGAGCATCTCACGGCAATTCTAGTGCAGAATACACAACAGTAAGCGGAAGCGATTACACCTATTTTGATGTAGCAACCTTGGCTTTTGTTAAATTCACAGCAAGTGCAGCGACTAAAGTTATGTCTGTATCACATTCATGTTTTGTACCTCTTAAGGGTGGCAAATCAATATCTACAGCAGACTTAGCGTATATCAATGAGTTTCCAGAAGCACTTATCCAAATGGCTAAAGGTGATACATCTCACACAGACCTAAGTTTTGATATTAATGATATGCAAAGGTGTTGGGCTGCTACTGAAGGTGAACGAGGGGGAGAGTTAATTTATGATTTGTTAGATATTTTCTCCTCTCGGACAAACCTAGCTAAGGGGAGTGAAGTTCTTGGGAGTGGAGCAGATGTTTTTACTAATGCAGGGACAATACCCATTGTGGCTACGGCAAATGCAATAACCGCACCAGACAATACAATGACAGCAACCCTGATGGTTCCACAAACAGGGGCAACAAATTCAAGATTAGACGCAACAAATAGTTCATTAGGTGGAGTTACAGCTAATACACAGTATACGGCATCTGTGTATTTTAAGGCTCAAAATAGTGGCTTGGTTGGGTTTGGTCTTAGTGGTTGGGGATTTAATACAGACCAACAAATAGATTTGAGTGTTCCTGAATGGGTCGGTGTTATAGGTAGTGTGTTGGACAATAGGACACTTGAAGATGTTGGTGGTGGTTGGTATAGAGCATCTATAACATGGACAGTACTAAGTGACACTACAGGGGAGTTTGATGTAGACTTTAATAATACTCCAAACAGTATAGATGGAGCCTATGTATGGGGATTTCAGTTTGAAGAGGGTGAGCTTACTGACTATATACCTACAGGCACGACAGCAGTAACTGTGTATGAAGGTGCTGTAGAAATAGACTCATACCAAGCATCATGTAGAACCACATACCAAAACGAAAAAGAAGGTGTATCTAACCTGCCATTCGTGCAAGACACTAACGGAATGATTACAGCTAATGTGGATGCAAACACTATGGCGGTGGATGAGGGCGGTAAATATATTGATACCGGGCTTAAGCCTAATGGTGATGCTCAGACTATTACGCAGAGAATTAGTGGGTTATTGCAGAATTTTGGCACAGAAAGAACAACAGATGCTCACACTTCTGCTACAGCTACGAGTGGAACAGTGACCACAGATGCTAGTGTATTGCACGCTATATATAAAGCGTTTGACCAATCATTAGGTATCATGGATAGGTTTCAAACCTCACTAGATACTAACTTTTCAATACTCTACACCTTTACTGATGCAATAGTATTAAATACCTATAGGTTTCATGTGCCTTGTAGCGACTCTGGCGACCCTGTACCAACTAGAATATTCACGGTATACACAGTCGAGGGGTCAAATGACAACAGTAATTGGGATGTGCTTGAGAATGTTACAAATGGGGATACGTCAGAACTTTTTGAGTGGCTACCTTTGCGTGAAATAGCATCCTCGAAAGCATACAAGTATATAAAAATTCATGTTACGGGTGTTAATGGAGATAATAGAGGTGCAGCACAAGAGATAGAGCTAAACTACCAAGAACTCACTACCACAACCCAACGCACAGAAAAAGGAGAACATACTTGGGATGATACAGCAGTAACCGAAAGCTATCGTATTGACGATGTAGAGCAATCCTACATACCAGCAAGACCAGACCCAACAGAAACAATAAAATGGAAAGAGTTGCCAGCTATAGGATATCAGGATGATATCACGCTTCACCATGATGCTGCAAGAGTATTATTTGAAAGTATCACTATTGCTGAGTCACAAGCTTTAGATCAGGCTTACTATGAACAATTCTATGCTCTAACCGATGAAAACGAGGACGAGCTTACAGATGAGAATGGTGACATTCTTTACATATTACCATAAGGAGACACTATGCCGTCAATGAAACAATGGAACAACTACGGAGGATTACACGTTACAAGTAATGTAACAGCAGAACCAACAGTCGATGCAACACCTAGAAAGATAGTAGCGTGGGGGGCTACTTGCCCCTCAGGGGATAGGGCTTCAAGTTCAACGTCTACAAACGATGTGACTATAACCGACGCTGGTGATTACAACATATCTGCACAACTCAGCTTTAGTGCGTCTTTATCAAAGACTTTTGAAGTTGAAGTATATATAGATGGTTCCCCTACTGGGTACAAAGCTATTAGGAAAATGGGAACAGGTGGAGATATCGGTTCTGTCAGTATTGAGGGATTACACACATTGTCTGCAAATGCAGTTATTTCCCTGTATCAGTCCTCTATAGACGGGGGAAGTGTCATGACAATTAAAGACGCACAGTTAACCGTAAGCAGAGAAGGTTAATAGATGAAAAAGTTACTAACACTAATCGCAACACTAAGCACGCTACTACACGCAGAGCCATACTTTGGTTTTGGAGGTACGTTCACAAATAAAGATGAGGGGTGCAGGGCATATGTTGTAGCACTTGCAGGCTATCAAGTCAATGATAAGTTTGCTGTAGAGGGTAGATACTCACATACTGCGAGAGGCGATGATCAGTATGCTAACTTGTACGCTAAACTTAGAATATACAAAGATGCTTACGGGCTTATTGGCTTTGAGCAACCCATCAACTCTATTAAGAAATATCACAATGCTAACTTTGGTTTAGGGTATCAGATTGGCAAAGTGGGCTTTGAGGTGGTGTATAAACACAAGCAAGACGTTTTAACTACTAATGTAGTATTTAGATTTTAAGGGAAATAAATGCACAGTAAACTACATGAATTATCAGAGGCTATACACGAGTCTCAAATAATGACAGCTATTATTTTTGGTATGTTCTTGCAGTTCTTTCTTGGGAACAATAAGACTGCAAAAATAGCCGTAACAATTATAGCTTCTAGCGTTTTTGTAGCTATGTATGTGGTAGCTCCGGTAGTTGAAATACTGGGGATTAGCGAAGACAGTAAAATAGCAGTAGCCTTATATGCCTTAAGTTCGTTAATAAGTATGGAGGCACTAGCTATATTATTAACTTTAATGCCTATGGCTTTTAAGGAAAAACTCTCGAAATATTTGGAGGTAAAAAATGTTACCAAGAAATAAAGAAGAACGGGGAAAGCTTTGGCTTATTACCGGGTGTGCAATAGGTGTATTTATTTGTTTACTTGAGGTGTTAAAATCATGTACTCGTATGTAAAGGATAAAAAATGATACATAATCTAAAGTATGAGGATGTAGTAGTTCATCCAGTAGACAATGGGTGGATCACAACCAAGATAATAGTCTACAGGGATATAACTATTTCCCATGGATACTATACTAATGGTGCAAATATACCAAGAGTGCTATGGAGATTGATACCCCCTAATGATCCTATGGTGTTCCCTGCGGTAGTTGTACATGACTACCTCTGTGAGCTTGAACAATACGTTAAGGCAGACAACTATATGGAAGAGATACTTATCGCCTCTAAGGTATCAAAGTGGAAGCGTAAGACCATTGTTGCAGGTATAAGATTTTATACAAAGTGGTTGAGGCGCAGTTAGTGAACATAATACTACCAGTAGCAGGCAAAGACATACCAGTATCGAGAAAAGACGCCAAAAAACTATATTTGGTTTTGAAAGAAATATTTGAGGAGAAGTGATGAAACTAAGTGAACACTTTAATAGCTACGAATTCAAGTGTCATTGTGGCAAATGCGAGCTAATCAAGCCGCCACAAGAGTTACTTGAAGTCCTAGAAGATGTAAGACTACATTTTGGAAGACCTGTTACGATTATGAGTGGGTATAGATGCAAGGCTCACAATAAAGCAGTAGGTGGGGCTAAAGGATCAAAACACAAACTTGGTACTGCCTCAGATATTATTGTCTCAGGAATAGCGCCACATAGAGTGCATCAATACCTAACCAAGAAATACAAAAAGAAGTATGGTATTGGTAGGTATAGTAAGTTCACACATATAGATGTTAGAAAGAAAAAAGCTAGGTGGTGATATTACTACATATTTCGCTACAATGAGAAGATAACAGGAGGTCAACATGATAATATCTACCCTTATAAATGATGCACTTATAGAAATAGGTGTTTTATCCGCAATAGATGAAGCTGCGCCAGAAGATCACGCTTTCGCACTAAGAACGCTTAACAGGATCATTGATCTATACAACACTCAAAACCTAATCACTTCATACCTTCAAGACATAGAGTATGAAATGCCAGACACAGAGTGGACCTCTCCTATCACAATAGGCGCAGGGCTACAGTTTGATGGTGTTGCACCTTCTTTTGTTGATAATGCCTTCTTCCGGCAAGATGAGACTGATTACCCACTTACCATGATGGCAGGTAACACATGGTCCAAGATAGCGGTTAAAAGTGTAAAGTCAATACCGTCAAGATACTATCGCCATGCTATAGATGAAAACGGACTAAATATATACTTTGATGTGATCCCACAAGATGATCTAACACTTCACCTTATGTGTAAGATGCCAATAAATAGCGGAGCTAAATTCAAAGCGACTGATGATATAGTATTCAGCTTTGGTGTAGAAAAGATGCTTTTAGGAAGGCTTGCTCTCGAGTTATGCCCTACTTATGAAGTGGTGCCTTCACAAATGCTATTAGGTAAAGCATTAGAAGCAGAGGACAACGTAAAGACGTACAGCTATAAGCCTTCAACACTAAGTAGAGGACGCGCATTTAAAAGATCAGGATCACGAAGAAATAGAGCAAGGGGATAAAATGCCAAATCTTACAAACATTCCCTTGGTGATATCATCCTCTTCCGGGAGATCAAAGAAGAGTAACGCTTCTGAACTCATTAATCTATACATTCACTTAGAAGATGCAGGAAGCAAATCAAAGTCTCTTCTGCTTCATACACCAGGATCGGAGAGGATAGCAGTATTTGACTATCCGATACTAGGGTTCTATTCGTTCAAAAACGTACTGTATGCAGTAACAAAGAGTAAACTGTACCGAGTAGTGCCTACAGGTGTAATGTCAGAATTCACCATAGAGACGGTGGGGAATGTTGAGCTTGAAGATAAAGTATCTTTCGCAGACAATGGCACCGAAATGGTTTTTGTTTCAGGGGGAGGGTACGCATATAACCCAACAACAGACACGCTTAAAAACATGGAGGATGAGTCAGGATGGTACCCTTCTAACACAGTAGGCTATCTTGATGGATATTTCATCTTTAACCGGAACGAAACAGGACAATTCTTTATTTCTAAACTATTCAGCACAGAGCTTGACGCTATCGATTGGGCGACTGGTGAAGCTGCGCCAGATGATACTTTAGCGGTAGCTGTAGCAAACAGGCAATTATGGATCATTGGGGAACACACCTCTGAGGTATGGTATGACAGCGGAGATCCTTTATTCCCTTTCACAAGAATACCAGGGGCAGTAATAGACGTAGGGTGCATTAATTACAGAACTGTATCTAAGGCACTTGATACGATTGTCTTCATAGGGAATGATCTAAAAGTATATAGAACAAATGGGTACTCTCTTATACCTATCAGCTCACAAGCGATAGAGTTTCAAATATCAGAGACTTGCAAGGCGTGTTCTGAAAATATGAAGGCCTTTTCTTTCCATGAAAGGGGAAGATGGTTCTATGCTCTTACCCTTGGAGGAGATCATACCTATGTTTATGATATGCAAACATCGTTATGGCATACAAGAAAGAGTGATGATATAGGAAGATGGAAGATGGAAGGTATCTACAATAATTATGCGGATGGCCTTAACTATGGGTATTCAACTAACTATCTTTATCTAGTCTCAGAAGATCTCTACCAAGAAGATGATAAAAACATTTTAAGAGAGATTGTTTCTTTACCTCTAAACGACACAGTAAACAGAGTACGCATAAGTGAACTAGAATTGGATATGGAAGTAGCCCTTAATGAAGAGGCAGAAATAGCACTACAGATATCTAATGATGCGGGCAGATCATGGAGCAGTAAGAACTTTTCAAAGACAGGCGCAACAGGTGAAAGCAGATCTAGGGTTAAATGGAGAAGATTAGGACAACATAGAAACATTGTAGCCAAGTTCTCGTCCTCTTCACCAGTTCCATTTAAGATATTATCACTTCACATAAGGAGATCATAGTATGGCCACCAAAACACCACTACCAATACACTCACAGATAGTAGATAAAGAAGGTAGGCCCACACAAGCAATAGTAAGATACCTTGTAGATCTTGAAAAGAGATTGGCAGCAGCAGAAGCCCAAATAGTAGTATTGACTCCATAACATGATATACTATGCGAAAGGATCATTGTGTCTAAAGATATAGAAGTAAAAAGCATATCAGGCCTTGAAAAGCTTATGTTGGAAGAGGAGCAAGTATCTATCCCAGTTATTCACTCTTTCTCTCCTGGTATCTATGCGAGAGAGATCAGAGCACCAAAAGGCGTATTACTTCTAGGCCACAAGCACAAGAGATCATGCTTAAACATACTTGCACAAGGGAAAATGCTTTTAAAAAGATCTTTAGAGGATGAAGGCAAAGAGATAACTGCACCTTTCACTTTTCATACTGATCCAGGCACACAGAAAATAGCAATATGCTTAGAGGATGTTGTATTCATAAATGTGTTCAACACAGAAGAGACAGACATTCAAAAGTTAGAAGATATGCTTATCGAAAAGAGTGAAGTGTATATCGAGCATGAAAAAAGAAAAAAGGAGTTATCATGAGTTTTATAGCAACAGCGGTGATAGGATCAGCAGTAATCGGAGTAGGAGGCGCTTATTTAGCAGGGGAAGCACAAATAGACGCAGCAGGACAATCCGCAGACGCAACACTTACAACATCAAGAGAGTCAAACGCACTCACTAAGGAAATGTACGAGCAGGGCAGAGAGGATATGATGCCTTGGATGGTAGCAGGGGAAAACGCAATAAAAAGGCTTGAAGATCAACCAGACTTCAAATTTAACGCACAAGAGTTTGAATTTATGGCAGATCCAGGATATCAATTCCGACTTCAAGAAGGTATTGACGCATTAGATCAAAGTGCAGCCTCGAGAGGTAGAACTCAAAGTGGCGCACAAGGTAAAGCAATAGCCGGATATGCAGGAGATATGGCCTCACAAGAATATTCTAACGCATTTAATAGATGGCAAAGTGAAGAGAGTAACCGATATGGCAGGGAACTTGGCACATACAACACCAATACACAACAAGACCAGTTTTTATCTGGTCAAGGACAAGCAGCCGCCGCAGGAGTTGGAGCAGCAGGCACAAACATGGCAGCAACTTCAAGCGCGAATACAATGGCAGCGGGGCGATCTGCTTCAAATGCTTATCTTGCAGCAGGAGAAGCAACAGCCGGAGCCTACACAGGTGCAGCAACAGCTATCAATCAGGGTATTGGTAACTACTTATTAATGTAACAAGGGGATAATTATGATAGCAAATCAATACGGCATTAGACTTGATAATATACTAAAAGCAAAAGACGATATAGCTATAAACAAGCTAAAGCGTGGGAAGATGGAAAGAGAAGGCAAATCAGACGAGGCAGGGATCGAGAACAGGAAGCGAAGACTCAGAAAACAATACCCTAATATGCTAGAAGCAGACATTGAAAGTGAAGCACTCAACCCGGAAGAGTTTAGGCACGAGAGAGGCAGAAAAGAAAAAGTAGAGAATCAAACACGTACTCATAGAAACGCTCTATCAAGAATTTCTTTCTCTCACAATAAGCAAAGAGAGACGGCAAACTATAAGGCGAATTTAACTGCTAAATCATCCGAAGAAGCAGAAACTTTCATGCAAACGATAATCAAGGCAGAAAACCCAGATATGCCAGATGATCAAGTAAAGGCGTATGCGAAGATTAAAACAAAAGACTATACAAAAGTGCTTAAGCATATCTCAGACGCTAAAACCACACAACAAGTGGACGCTATCACCAAACAAGTATCTGCAGACGGAGCAAAGCTTCACACGATAAGTACAATGAAAGATCCAATGCAGCAACAAGCCACATGGTCCAAGTACAGAAATGAGAAGATCAAGAGTATTAAAGATCCTAAGCTCATGCAAGAAGCTATGACAAAGATCCCAGAAGACTATGATCCACAATGGACGGCTATGACAATCGCTTCAAGTTCAAAACTCATCAAGAGTGCTAAAACGATGAAAGACTACATGAAGAAGACAGAGGCAGAACTCAAAGCGGAAACACCAGGTGGAGTCAATCAGCCTACATATCCGCAACAAACAGCGAAAGTTAATGCTATATCCAAGAAGGTTAATCACTACTTTAAAGATATTGACAATCCAGAAATGGCACTAAAGATCAAAGAAGAAGTTGTTAAACGATGGAAGAAAAGCGGGATGAAACAAAATGAAGACGGGATCATCAAGGAAGTTATCAAGGAAATGGAAGATGCTGATATGGATCTTGCAGGGGACGAGAAGACAATAAGCCAAAAGATTAAAAACTTCTTTGGGGGAGAGGATGATAAGCCGGCTAAAAAGCAAGCAAAAGCAACCACATTTAAGCCACAAAAGGCCAGCGCTAAACATAAAAACGGAACTAAAGCAACAACAAGTGACGGTACAAAAGTGATCGTTAAGAATGGCCAATGGGTAGAAGATAAATAGAAAGGATAATTGTGTCTAAGTTTGAAGAGAGTTTAAATTTTGAAGATAGTTTAACAATAGAAGACAGCGAGCCAAAGAATGACTTTGAAGCAGGTTTGAGCTTTGAGGACTCTCTTACAATAGATACAGAGCCTACAGCAGAAGAGAGAGCTATAAGCGATCAAGAACATAGAGACGCTGCCAGAGAGAGAACCGCAAAAATGGCGGAAGCGCAAGGCCTTGATGATCGCTTGACAGTTAGCAAGATCGCATTTGGTGAAGGTGAAGACTACGAAAACCCAGAAGCACCAAGCTATAATGTAGCAAAAGGGCTAGTCGAAAGAGGTAACGAGCTTGTAGTTAATACTCTCGAAGGCGCACAGTCGATCGTCGATTATTCACAGAAGCAATTTGGTACAGGCAATACTAAAATGTTTAAGAAGGCTGCAGAGTGGGCAAAGGGTACAATGGGCTACAAGCCTACCCACACAGAAGAGGGGATCACGGAAGCATTTGAAAAAGGCGGGCTACTTGACATAGACACAATTCAAGAGGGTTTACTTTATGGATATGAGCAGGGTATCAAATCAATCCCAGATATGGGCGCGATGGTTACACAACTGCCTTTATACATTTTTTCAAGAACTAAAGAAATGGCCGACGACAGAGCAAAGAATAGCGGGAGAAAAGAAGGCGACCTGGAAGATATGGCAATAGCAGCGCCTTTCGTCCTTGGAAGCGTATGGCTTGATAGGTTAGGGCTTAAGGCTATGACTTCCGACGTTGTAAACAATATCGGAAAAGATATCATTGAGAAGGGATGGAAAGCAGGAACCGAAACAGTCCTTAAGGCAGTAGGCGCAGCAACAGTAAAAGAAGCAGGAACCGAAGCGGTACAGGAAGGACTTATCGAGGCCACAGGTGAAGCGATAGGAACCGATAAAGAACTAGATCCAGGGGAAATGTTCAAGCGTGGAGCGTTTGCAGCACTAGCAGGCGGTGTAATGGGTGGAGGAATGGCCACAGCAACAGCAACAGGGGCAGAACTATACCAAGGCTACACAGAGAACAAGCAGGCAGCCGTAAGATCACAGGCACTAAGAAAAAGAGCTTTATCTTTCACCTTCACTTCATTAACACCAGATCAGCAAAAGCTTAAAGCGCAACTATCTGGAATGAACTTTACTTCACTAAACGAAGAGCAACAGAAGATTAAAGCCGGTCTTGAAAATATGGTATTTGACAGTCTTACGCCAGAGCAAAGAGAAGAATACCAGGCAGAAGAGCAAAGGATCACGGGAATACAGCAGAGCTTTTCCGCACTTGTTAAAGATAATGGGGATGTTACCTTCCCTACGGAAGTCATGGAGGATATCGACCTACAAGAAAGAATACTAAAAGAGTACGAGAACTTAGAAGCAGGAGCAGAGGAAGCATTAGGGGAAAAAGAACCTACCTATGCAGAGATCGTGCAAGAAGAGAAAAAGCAGAAAGCCGAAGAAGCCGTAGCACTTGAAGAGGTAGGTGACTTCTTTGAAGAAGAGAGCAAAAAACAATTTATCCCAAAAGTCAGCTCACAACAAAAGGCAGCCAGGGAAAGAGCAGGAGAGAAAAGAGAACTTGCAGAAAAACTATTCCCAGATGGTGACGAAGACAAGATAAACGCTTATATGAAAGTACCAGACAAGAAGAAGGTCCTACCTACAGAAGAACAGACATACGCAGGTATGAGCAAAGAAGACCTTGAAGCGACCGATGAGCAAACTCAAATCTTTGAAAACGAGTTAAGCGAAATAGAAGAACCAGCAACAGTCGAACCAGAGGGGCTTAACGAGTCAGAGCAATATGAGTTATCACAACTAGAAGAGAAGCCAGAAGGCGAACTCACACAAGATGAAGAATGGAGGTTAGAAGATTTACAAGCTAAGCAAACAGAGACGAAAGAGACGGAACAAGTACCCGACACAGTACCAGAGGCTAAAGAGGATGCAGCGCCTAAAAAAGATGAAACTCTATCTTGGATAAAAGAAGCCAAAGAGCTTGCAAGTAGACCTGTCAAGGATCAAGCAGAGTATGATCGTGAAGCTACAACCATATCAAACCTTCTTGAAACTCACAAGAAAAGCCCTACTCCGGCACTATGGGAAGCGATAGAGCGTAGGACCAAGAGGCTTGAAGAGTTTAAAGATAAGCCTACACCTATAATAGTTGATGAAATATTATCTCCACAACTTGAAGCAGACAAGATAGTAGATGATTACGCAGCAACTCAAAAGAAAATAGGCTATAAGAAAGACCTTAAAAGAGAAGGCTATCAAGAGGTTCTTGTTATTGGAGACGCAAGCGGGAAAGTGGGGCATATAACAATAGAACTTGAAGGTGGGATGAGAAGAGACGTAAAAGTAAACACACTCACCCATATAAAAGATGCTACAATAGGGGAAGAGAAAGGATCACAAGATGAATATGAACGCAAAAGAGGAGAACAACCTAAGAAACCAATTCTCCGAGATGGTGGAGATACAGTTTCCGAAACTAGCGAAGGTGAAGCCTACAGTAGACTTGATGATGGACGAGTTGAAGACACTACTACCGCAGGACACCCCAAGCAAGCAGCAGATAGCAGAAGCCAAAGAGATAGTGATCTCACATCATATAGTGGAAGCGTAGAAGATAACCCTTTCATCCTTGAACAACTCGAGGCCGTAGCAAGTGGTGAGATATCAAGATACAATGACAATACTAAGGCAATCAGGCTACTAAAAGAGAATAAGTCTAGATACACACTAGAAGAGAAAAAAACTCTATCCCGATATACAGGGTGGGGAGGACTTCAAAAAGCCTTTGAGCAGCCAAAGGGCGGCTATGCTAAGGGGTGGGAAGAGAGAGCTACAAAACTAAGACAATCCCTAACGCCAGAAGAGTACAAAGAAGCAAGAAGTGGTGTACTTGATGCGTACTATACTCCAATAGAAACCGTGAAAGCTATGTGGGATATTTCTGAACACTTAGGCTTTAATGGTGGTATGGTCCTAGAACCTTCTATGGGTACAGGCAGATTTATAGGACTTACACCAGACAAATTCAAATCAAATACAGCATTTAATGGGGTAGAGCTTGATCCTACAACATACAAGATCGCAACAGCGCTTTATAAAGTCAATGGTAGAAATAAAGGTTTTCAGGAAACAGAATATAAAGACGTACATGAACTTATATTGGGGAACCCGCCTTATGCCAAACAAATAAAGATCGTGGACAAGAACAACAAAGCACTAAGCGGCCTTACAATACATGATTATTTTGTAGCGAAGTCTATTGACAGCCTAAAAGATGGGGGGATCCTAAACTTTGTTATCACCTCTTCTTTCCTGGACAGCATGACCAATAAGGCAAAGTTTGAGATCAATAAGAGAGCGAAGCTTATAGGCGCCATACGTTTACCTAATAATGTGTTTGCGAGTGCAGGAACAAAAGTAACTACAGATATCGTTATATTCCAGAAACTACAAGACGGAGAAAAAGGAAACCTTGAAGAGTGGGGGGAGACAGGCCTACTCAATGAGGCAAAGATCAACAAATACTTTATCAACAACCCGGATATGCTGCTTGGAGAATGGCGCAAAGGGTATCGAGGTGGTGAACTTATAGCAACCGATGGAGATATCAGCACCAAGATAGCACAAGTAAAAGCGAAGTTACCCGCTTCTATTATGAATAAAGCCGACAATATCACGAAACAGGCCGACATAAGTGGTGCAGACGATACTATGCCAGCAAGTGTTATTTATGAAAAAGACGGTGAATACTATGTGAACATCAAGACAGGTGAAGCATTAGAACCGCAGCTTATCAAAGGTAAAAGAGAGAGAGTGATGGACTTTATCAAAGTAAGGGATCTTACGAATAAAGTCATAGATATGCAACTCGACACCTCTATCACAGAAAAAGAGTTAGAAAAGAACAGAACAGCGCTTAACGCAGCGTATAATCATTTCTTTAGAAGACACGGATATCTAAACAACACCGCGAATAGAAATATAGTAGTACAAGACAAAAGCGGCTACACAGTATTAGGCCTTGAAGAGAACTATCAAAGGAAAATATCAGACAAACAGGCAAAGCAAAGAGATACTGCACCACAAGAAGAAAGCGGAGAAAAGGCGGATATCCTCACCAAGAGAACAATAAAACCTCTTACAGAAGTTAAAACAGAGAACACAAGCGAAGCCCTACTTTTATCAGTCTATAGAAAAGGTATTGTAGATATCCCGTATATTATAGAAGTCACAGGGAAGACTAAAGAGATTGTTATAAAAGACCTTAAAGGTAAGATCTTCAAAGACAATAAGCAGGGATATGTTACTAAAGACGTATTCTTATCTGGTGATGTTAAAACAAAACTAGAAGAGACTATCGATGAAGACGCTAGGAAAGAACTTTTAAAAGTAATCCCTATTGATAAAGAGGCGCATGAGATCACCGCAGACATAGGCGCGTCATGGATCAGCCCACAAATACATGAACAATACATGAAAGAGAAACTAGGGTTCAGATATCCTAAGCTTGGATACAACAGAGTTACAAGCAAGTGGAGTGTACCTACAAGTAATCACTCTTACGATTTTCCTTTTAGTGGTGGGGCGGGTGATACAGAGATACTATCAAGCGCACTCAATAATAAAAAGATCATCATAAGAAGAAGCGAGACAGTAGGAGGGGTGAAGAGAAGCTATGTAGATGAGGAAGCAACAACCTTAGCAAATGCAAAAGTAGAAGAGTTACGTGAAGACTTTGCTAACTGGATATTCTCTAAAGAGAGTAGACGTAACGAGCTAGTACCTTTATATAATGATCTTTACAATAGATACAACCAGATGGACCATGAAGGAAAGGCAGAAGAGTACAAGATCCCTAATCTAAAATTCTTTGAGCCTAGACAGCACCAGACAAAAGCAGTATATCGCGCAGTATTTGGGAATAGCCCTCTACTTCTTAATCATACCGTAGGAAGTGGGAAAACCTTAACCTCTCAAATGATCGCTATGGAGTGGAGAAGACTAGGCAAAGCAAACAAACCTTTGATAATAGCACTTAAGTCAACAGTAGAACAGTTTACCAGAGAATTTAAAGAGGCATATCCTAACGCTAAAGTGTTGCTACCTAATGATAATGATTTTAACACAGCTAACCGGAAGAGATTTTTATCTTCTATTGCTACAGGTGATTATGATGCTATTGTTTTATCACATGAACAACTTACTAAACTTCAAAACCCTTACGAGCTACAGAAGCAGCTTATCGAGGATGAGATAGCACAGGCAGAGGAAGCCTTACTTGATGCTAAAGAAGAAGATGATCGGTTCACAGTAAGAGACTTAGAGACGGCTATTGAGAAACTTGAAGCGCGTTATGAAAAATTAACAACAGGTGCGAAAGATACCGATATCCTTTCTTTTGAGAAGTTGGGGATCGATGGCATGATCGTAGATGAGAGTCACCAATTTAAGAAGCTTGCTTACGCTACTTCAATGGGAAGTATAAAAGGTATGCCAAGCACAGATGGAAGCCTTAGAGCATTTGATCTATACGTTAAAACAAAAGCGATCTTAAAGAAAAACAATAACTTAGTGTTTATGACAGGTACCCCGATAACCAATACACTACCCGAACTATTTCTAATTCAGAAATACTTGCAGGAGGACACACTAGCAGAACAAGGGCTTAACCAGTTTGATGCTTGGGCGAAGAATTACGCGGATCCTACAACAGATATAGAAATGACACCGACAGGCGGCTTTAAAGAAGTTACCAGAATGAAGAGTTTTAAAAATATTCCTATGCTTATGGAGACAGCCGGGCAGATCATTGACACAGTAACCAATGCAGATATCAAAAAATCTGATCCTAACTTTAAACTTCCAGAACTTGAAGGCGGGAAACCTAAGACGATCTTCATTGAGCCGAGCAAATCACAGCTTGACTTTACAAAGACCTTGATTGATAGACTTGCAACAGTAAGCCAGAAAGATAACCCAGATAACCACTTAGCAATATTTGGTGATGCGGTTAAGATGGCTATGGATATGCGCCTAATCAGCCCAACATACGCAGATGAAAGCACCTCTAAAGTTAATTCAGTTGTTTTCGAGGCACTAAAGAAGCATAAGCAGTTTGCTAAAGAAAGAGGAACACAACTTATATTTAGTGATATTGGAACTCCAAAGGGCAGAGGCAAGGCAAAAGCAAAGCTTGAAGAACTTATCACAAGTGCAGAAAGCGGAGATACGGAAGCTCAAAAGACTTTAGCAAACGAATGGACCGATGCAGAGATACAAGATATCTTAACAGGATCAAAGTTCAGCATATACGAGGACATAAGAAGTAAGCTTATCAAGGGTGGTGTACCAGCGAAAGAGATCGCATTTATACACGACTATGGAACAAAACAAAAGAAAGCGGAACTATCAGAGAAGGTAAATAGTGGGGAGATACGTTTCGTACTTGGGAGTACCAAGAAATTAGGCACAGGGATGAACGTACAAAAGAAGCTTACAGCAGTACATCATATCGATATCCCATACACTCCGGCAGAACTTGAACAGCGTAATGGTAGGATTATCAGACAAGGTAACACGATACTAGCAGCTAACCCAGACTTTAAAATAGATATCTTTTATTATGCAACAAAGAAAACCCTTGACGGTGTAAAATGGCAAATATTGGAGAACAAGGCCAAGTTTATACAAGACTTTATGAGTGGCGTTGCAAGTGAAGTTGATATTGAAGAAGAAAGTAATAGTGAACTAGCGGAACGCATGAAGGCCGAAGCAAGTGGAAACCCTTTCTTGATTGATAAGATCAAAGCAGATAAGAAGGTGAAGAAGCTTGAAGCTATGAAAAGAGGATATGAGACTAATCAAGCAGTACAAAGAAGTAAGCTGCAGCAATTTGAGTTTGAAGAAAAGACTTTACCGGAGACGATAGACAACTACAGTAAAGATATAGAGCAGATCAAGACCAATGAAGTGAAGATCAACAAGAAAACATTTGAGAAGCCTGGTGAACTAGGTGAAGCAATCTACAAGATACTTGATAAGTACGTCCAAGCAAAAGGATTAAAACCTAAAGTGATCGGGAGTGTTGGGAATATAGAGATATCAATAGCACATGATCAAGATATGGGGATATCTACTATCTTTTTAAATGGTGAAGTAGAGAGAAAACTAATCCTAGACTTCTTTAAGCAAAAGCCGTCCGGTATTGGTACAAGATTATTAAATGAACTTCAAAGATACGAGGTAGTGCAAGAGAAGATAAAAGAAGACCTACAGGAAGCCAAAGAGAGCATTATAGGGGTAAACAAGCAACTCTCACAAGAATTCAGTAAATGGGATGAATACAAAGCAGCTAAAACAGAACAGGCAGAAGCAATATCCAATATAGAGGCAGAGGTTAAAAAAGAAGATCAAGCCCCAGACACAGAAGACGTAACTACTCCTATGCGCCCAGGGTTTGCAACACTTGATCTACTCAGTCCATTCACATATACAGGAGCCATAAACACAGCCAAGAACAAACTTGATAACATAGTGTTTCAAAATGTAACAGGCAAAATAAAAGGCACAAAATTTGACACCTTCTTACGAAAGTATGGAGGGACAAGTATGGCAGGTCTTGGAAGTCTTACCAGAGAGCAAGAGACGGACTTTGTAAGACACTTTAGAAGACTACAGGCGAAACTTGCAAAGGCAGACGTTAGCGCAAAAGACAAAGCACAACTTATAGAGGACAGTAGAGGGCAGCTAAGTGATGATCTTTTTAACACACTATCTATTAGGTACTTAGAAAACCCAGAAGCAAGAGAGGCGATATCAGAAGAGTACCCAGAGCTTGCAGAACATCTTGACATAGTAAGAGAATACATTGACAGAATAAGCTTAGAGGCTATGGAGAAAGGGATCATCCTACCAAGCCAATATGCAAAATGGGAGGGGAGATATCTATCAAGATTGTATCTATCTATCCAAAAGCCGGATATCGCTGCGAAAGTATCAAGCGGCATTAAAATGTATGAGAACAAAAAGAATAGAAAGATAGAAAGCATTATCGACTATTTAGAAGAGTTCCCGGAAGAAGCAGAGAGACTTGGTGCTATTCTTGATCCAAGCATGATGATAAAAATGACTATTGCTAAGACACAAGGGAATATAGGTATAGAAGAGTTCTTTAGGGGCATAACAGAGAGATCACACATAATTGATACAGATATGCTTGTGGCACTATCAGACAGGGTTGCTAACCTTCCTATGATGTTCAGCCCGATCTATGCAGAAAAAACAGCACTTCCATACATCGAAGATATGATCAATAGACTTGATGAAAATATGGACGCAGATGAGATCACATTCCTTATTGAGAGAAAAGAAGAAATCGAGGACCAGATAGAGGGAGCCAAAGACGCGATCATAAATAGTGTTGAAGGACTTGCAGAGATACCAGACGATAAAAGATATGGCGCTATCGCAGGGGTTAAAATGACAGCAGACGCGGCAAGCTTGGTTAAGTCTCAATTTAATGTTGTGAATAACCCTGTTATGATGAAAGAAAAGATAGACAACATAGGTAAAAAGTTTTTGGTTTATTTTAAATGGGCTAAGGTACCCGCGAATATCTTTGCATATCCAAGAAACTTCCAATCAAACTTCTTCCAATGGGGGATGAGTGGGGCAGATCCTACACAGTTCTTTACTCGATACGCTTCCGCAGCACGTAGTATGAGAAAACAAGATAGATGGTACAGAATGGCAGTAGAAAGCGGTGTGCTTCATACAAACATGATCACTATGGAGGTTAATGACGCGCTACGAAGTATCTCAGAAGAACTATCTGATGAGCACGTAGTTAAAAAATGGATACTAAAGAAAATGGAGCAGATCGGAGACTTATACGGTGTTATTGATGATGTGGCAAAAATAGCGCGCATGAGATATGCTATGGAAATAGAAAGGATGAGCGAAGAGGAAGCAGTAGAAAAGGCACAAGATACACACTATGACTATGCTTTAACCTATGACCTTATTCGAGGAATGAGAGATCCGGATATGACCAAAGCAGCTTGGTTAAAATTAATAGGAACACTCTTCCCTACCTACACCCATAAAACAATAGCCTATGTGTATGATACTATTATCAACCGCCCTGTAACACTTGCTATGATAAGTGCTGCACTTGTAATGCTTGTGAATGGTGCTACCGATGATGATAGAGACGAAATAGGGCATAAGAGATATGACAAGATCATGAATGATATCCCGGAATGGATGGCAGATAACCCACTTATCAGAGTGGACATGGAGAAAAGAGGCCGAGATATCGATGTAACCTTTACAGATATAAGTTATGTAGTTCCTTTTGGATCATTATTATCTGCATTATATTCTACGGCTAAAGGAGATCCTATAAAGGGTGCTTCAAATATTGGGCTTGCAGGAACACCAGTCCACATCATAGGAGGTTTTCTTACTAACCGTGATGCTTTCTCAGGGAAGGAAATATATTATGAACATGATGATCTTGAAAAATACAAGGACTCAGCAAAATATATCGCTAAACAGTTGGCCCCTGGAACGCTTACAAAAATATACAGCTTAAAAGAGACAAGGCACCCAGAATTACCAAGGTGGGTAGGTATCAACACTTATGTATACACAGCTAAAGAGCTTGCATCATGGAAAGAATGGGCAGCAAAACAAGCCAAACTTGATGCAGGGAAAAGAATACTCAAATTTAAGCGCAAGGTTTCCCAAGCCAGAAAAGACATGAAGCAAGGAAAAATAAGCGCAAAAGAGTATTATGAGATCAGAAAAGACAACCTAGAGGAGATCAAGCGTTGGCGTAAGATCGGCGAAGATGCGTATAAACGCAAGAAAAATAATTAAGGAGTAACAGATGTCATTAGGCGCACAATTTACACTTGGTCACTTCCAAGGAATAGACAACGAGGGGTTAGTAGTACCATACGGGAAACTTTACTTCACGGATGTTTTCACAGGATCGCCAATAATCACTTATAAAGAAAGTGGTTTAGAGATAGAGAACACACACCCTGTTATCTTAACCGCTACAGGGAAGGCAGATATCTTTTTAGCCTCTGGTGAGTACGATATCGTATTTAAAGATGCAGACGATCAAGTTATATGGAGTGTAGAGAACTTTGTACCTGTAGGACTTGGCGACTATTCAGCATGGAGGGAAGACTTCACAGCAGAGTATGCACAAACAGACTTTGTGGCAACAAGAGACGTAGACTCAAACACTTTAGTTTACCATGAGGGGCTATTGCTTACGGAAACAGATGATTACACCGTAATACCAGACAACACTATAAGATTACTTGTAGCAGCCTCTCTTGATGATCAGGTAACATTATTCGGGGCAGCAGTTACTATTGACTCGAGTGTTATCTATTCAGACGGGTCCGTACAAATGGACTCAGACTATACACCGGAGGAAGACAAGGACATTGCTACAAAAGAATTTGTAGAGAACCACGAGCCGGAACTTACATCGTTCCTTAGAAAAGACGGATCTATCCCACTTGAAGAGGCGTTCACCCCGGAAGACGAAAGAGATCTTGTATATAAAGGCTATGTTGATGCTGCAAGATCAGCAGAAGTAAACATTATCCTAAATGGTGACTTTGTAATAAACAACAGAGAGTTTGACGGTGATTGGGGAGGGCTTCTTGATGATGAATGGGGTTATGATCGATGGCAAAAGAGTGGCACAAATATAAAGCAAACTCTTGAAGAGGGTACTTTTGTCGCAGATACAGCCTACATACTATCCTATAAAGATCTTGAAACTCCTATAGGTAAGACTTCACCAGCTTCCGGGGATTGGGAAATAGAAGTACCCTTGGCAGAAGAAGAGATACAGCTTGAATTAGGGCTTATAGCTACCGCCTTTAAAACCCAAACACCTGTTATCATGCAATATCTTTGTGGGTATGCAGACGACACAGAAACATTAGGGTATAGAAACATTTATGATACCTACCCTCCCTCTTTAGTTGTAGAAGATGCAGAAAAGGTAATGGTGGTAGATGCTACAGGGAAATTTTATGAATTGAAAAACATAATAGACATTATGCCTATCCTGCCAAATGCAGTTCTTGTAATAAATGACACTAAGGCTTCAGGGGTAGACGGGGGAACATTTACCTCTAGTGCATGGAGAACAAGGGATTTAAACACAGAGCAATATAATGAAATAGAAGGTGCTTCTTTATCGTCTAATCAAATTACTTTACCCGAAGGAGAGTATGAGGTTTATGCTACTGTACCAGCACTACAAGTAGATGAACACAGTTCTTTATTATACAATATAACTGACTCAGCAAATGAAATAGTAGGATCGGTACAGAAAGCATCTGATGGTAGTTCAGTAGGAAATGTTAGTATTATAGATGGTATAATTACTATTAGTGATGAGAAGGTATTTGAAATTAGGCATAGATGTAAAAGTACAAGATCAACTACTGGTTTTGGCTCAAGCCAAACATGGGGAGAAAATATATATACCCAAATAAGAATAAGGAAAGTAGGATGAGTATCGCAATAACACCACAATAATAAAAAACACGCTATAATGTGAAGCCCACTTATACCCCATACCAATAAGTGAGGTTACTTTCTCGTTTCATATTACTCCTTTCAGAGTAGTAAAGGCTTATGTCCCTCAAATCGCATAAGTCTTTACTTTATATGATTTTTATGTTACACTAACGATGTTATTCGATCTTAACTTTGGTTATGATTGATTAACTCCTTTGTATTTTTATACATGAGAGTGCCTTCTTGACGGACTCCACTCTCATCTATAAGGGTATAAACCGAGTCCGTCAAACTCCCCCCTTAAATTCAAAAACATTGACGCAGAAAAGAGCGAACATGGAAG